CTCTATAAACGCTTGTTAAGTGTTGGGTTATCAAGTAGCCCTACGGGCGGGAACCTATAAACACCGCCCGGACGCGAAAAGCGCAACTTTTCGCGCCGATCAGAGAGTCGCTTCTACCTAGAAAACACCCCCTTTCTCCTTCTAAGGGGAACGGCAAGTTTCTTTATCGTGACAGTAGGTTGTGAGGCAAGGTAGACGCCGTCAGCCTGAGAGCCAGTAAATACGACCTGATTAGTGTCGTATGAATCGCGCAACGCTTGCGACTGGAAGAAGAATCCCATTTTGAGAGGACGCGATCCGTCAACACGCTTGCCATTATTGTCAAACTCCAGCTTCTTAGCGATAAACGCCCAGTAAATTGTAAAAATAGGACCAGCAGACAAGCCGAATGGAAGAGCGAAAGACTTGCATTTGAAGGCAATATCAGAACGACGACGTACAGCTTTTACTAGCTGATCGTAATCTTGAGAAGTGACGAGGTGGATCCGTTTCTGTTTACGATTCTGAGCGGCCTGATGAATGACCCAGGGCGGAACGTTTCGAGAATCCTGATTAGAAAAATAATTTTGATATTCATCAGTAATAACTATCACACCATATTTACCGTTACGGACGCATTGATTGACAAGTGCATATTCTTCTAAAGAAGAATAATAGATATAGCTAGAAACAGTATCGATCTCACGAGAGAGGATAGACTTTAATTTATCTAAAGATCCATCAAACTTAAGCGCGGTACGATCTTTTAATATGATGTTAGAAACAACAATAGCTTTCGGATAGCGTTTTGCGATCTTCTTATAAAAATGAATTAGAGTTATGGTCTTACCATCACCTTGTTCACCGAAAAAGGTCTGAATACCTGAGGGACGAAAGTAATCTGGATCCTTAAGATTGCGTCTATTTTCTCTAATAGCTTCTTTATCGAAAGATAAAGACTTAGAAACAAATGGTAAAATATTAGGCATTAATGACCCCTCACTTTGTTATAGAACCAAAGAACAGGACGTATTGCTATAAACACAGTAATACTAGTAACGATCATAACGAGCATTGTAGCGAAGAACGTATCACCTATATAATTTCTCAGAACGACTATAGGAAAAGCAAAATAAGGAACAACATTATTAATAGCATTAAGAAAGACTAATGGAGCAGCGGGAATCAATATAAGAGATAAAATGAATTTAATTATAACGACTATAAACGATAAAATAAACATCACTATCATAAACTAATCCTTTCTCCTTTCTTCCCAATCACCGTGCTCTCCAGTGCGCTCATCAAGCCAACGAACAGAATGAGTCTCGTGATCTTCTTCTTCATAATCCTCAACATAAATACCAAAGAAACGATTGGCCAACCTGTAGCAAGTCCACAAGAAACCAATAGCTATACCACCCTGAAGAAATATCTGCATAAATGACCAAACAGCAGGTAATTGATATCGCCACCTACACATCTCAAGGTTAGCAGTAGAGCCAAAAACAGTAAGCGAAACAGCACAAGTACTATTATTAGAGTTCATAGCTTCAACTGTAGTAAACACGCCTTTTATAAACGTAAACGGCAAGGCTAAGAAACCTAATCGATCAATAATAGTATTCAATAGATCATTCCATAGAGATTGAAGATCTTCAATTTTTGGAAAAATTATACTAAAAATAAAATCTGTAAAAAACCAAACAAAAGAATTACGAATAGCACAAGCGATAGATCCGAAAGAAGGTATTTTTAATCCATTAAAATTATAGTCATACTGAGAACAGTCTTCATATTTCGGCTTCTCTCGCTTCTCTTCACAAAAACCCTCAAGACAGGCAGAATCGACAGTAGAGCCAGAATGTCTTCGACCGTCAACATTAATATACATATAACGTTCCTTATATTTTATATATTCAGTATCATCAGGAAGAGCATTTATACAATAATCAGGAGTAACAGAGCCTTCACCATAAGAATAACAAGCCTTAGCGGAATAGCTTGCAACTACAACATATTCATCATAACTAGGTAAATCGACAGAAAAAGAATCACCAGCATTAATAACTCTTTGATCAATAACATCACCACCACGACGTTTTTGAATGGTAAAAAGTAACTGATAAGTATTATCCACCAAATGCCAACCACCCTTAGTATAATAAGAAAAAGCATCAAGAGTTATTCGATCACGATCTTTCAAATGTTTTATTGAAATTTTCTTATCAACAACATCATATTCAAAATCAGGTAAGATCTCATCTTGAAGAGACTTAGGAATCTTAATATTACGATCCTTAAGAATAGAGCTTAGTTCATAATCAGGGGTAGAGAGATAAGTCTCGACGAGACCAGAAGCTTGAGAATGCGAAAGTACTAGAGGGGTACTGCTACCCACTAAAGAAGAATCACAAACAACCCTAAAGTGATCAGAAGAAGGCATAGTCAAAATCAATTGCTTAAAGCCATACGCTGAAAAATGATATCCGTAATATTCATCATAATGAAGAATCTGTTTCGGAGCTTTGGATTCAGTCCAATAAAGACGAACAATACGCTCATCACGACCATTACCTCGATAATAGCCATTAGTTACGATCCAATCACCGCCCTCGTAAACAGCTTTCTTATAAGACCTCTCAGCATCAGCTCGAGAAATAAATCGACCACAAGAAGAAGTCCACTCGACATCTCTTCTAGTGAAGAAATATGAATAAAATAGAGTACTTATATCAACAGAAGACTTGTCGTACTGTAATAATAGTTTCTTAGTAGTACGAAAATCGGGAATCTGAGGAGTAGAGCCCTGAGCAAAAACTGAATTAAAGGGAGATAAAACAGAATAGCCCAAAATTAAAAGAGAAGATAAAGCATAAAATACTCTCTTATTTATTTTCATCTTCAAGCTTCTTTCTTAAATAGGTCTGATATTCTTTTTCTTCATCGATCGAGAAAACAACTATAACTAATAAAAAAATGGAGAATAAAGCGAACAACATCATCATTTTTTATTATTCCTATTCTTAAACAAATCAGTGTAAAGAAAATAAACGCAGAATCCCAATGCAAAAAGAGTAATAGCGTTATGAATTAAACTGACAATATCACTAGAATTCATTATTTATCACCTCCAGAATAGCTAATTCGTCGGATAAGATACCAACAAATAAAAGCAGAAAATAGAATGACAAAAAATTTTACAAGAGACTTATCTAAAATTGTTTGTAACTCCATAGATGACATAAAATACTCCTATCTAGAATTAGTAACCGAATAAAGCGACTTAAAAATAATATCCAAAACGATCTTTACTCCAGCTCCAACGGCAATGATAGCCAAAAGGGAAGAGAAATTAGCTGATAGAGTCTGGGTGATCAATTGTACAATCTCTATAGTCTTCATATATTCAATAAGCAAGGAGTGAGATGTACGCGTGGTGGAGGTCGTACATCTCACAAACTACTAGAAACGCCCCTTTAAGCCACGATTGCCAAAGCTGCGGAACAACTTCAGACCAACACCGAAGCCAATCAGAATCGCAAGAGCAGGCCAGTTTTGGGTAAAGTAACCAATAACCGTCGTAATGATGCTAGTAGCGTCAGCTGCTTCAATAAGCTTCATAACTTGCTTTAATCCTTTCTTGTAGCTTTTAATTGTTCAATATAACACTGAGTTACCAGCCCGCTACAATGGCAACTCTGGCTGCTTTTATCTTGACATTTAACTTACTTTTAAGCGCAAGCACCAAAATTAAAATACAGAAGCCCTACAGCTAAAGTAGAGCCTCCTTAGCAACCGATGACTCTATAAGAGCCAATTGTTCAGAAGAGAGAAATACCGATTGTTTATAAATCTTCTCATTAGACATAATCCATTCAATAGTCAATACGCTATATGGTCTATTATCTTTTTTTGAAATACGCTCCTCTACATATGCACGAGAAATGTGAGATATGATGTTATCTGAGTTTGTAGCTGTCATTTTCTATACTCCTTTACGACATTAAAAAAAACTCTTCATCAGTAACTGATAAAGAGTTATACAATCGTCGTATCTGGTGGGCAATAGAGGATTCGAACCTCTCACCTCTTCAACGTCAATGAAGCGCTCTAGCCAAATGAGCTAATCGCCCAGATATAATAATACTACCATAACAGATGTCTACTATCAAGGAGCGTGGTATAATATTGGTATGAGCGAAGAAGAACTAAAATCTATGAGACACAGCCTGGCACATATTATGGCGCAGGCTATTCAGCATTTATGGCCTCAGGCGAAATTCGGCGTGGGTCCAGCTATCGACAATGGTTTTTACTATGATATTTATCTTGACAACGGGACAATTTCTGAAGCTGATCTTCCGAAGATAGAAGAGGAGATGCGAAAGATTGTAGCGGCTGATTATCCGTTTGAGAGGCGCGACGTGTCGGTAGAAGAGGCTATTGATTGGGCTATAAAGGGAGATCAGTCATTTAAGGTGGAACTACTGAATGACCTCAAAAGATCCGGTACTACCGTTGCTAGCGAATTAGCTGGAGAAAAAATGGGATCTGTGTCTGATGGTGATAGTAAAGTCGAGACTGTTTCTTTGTATTCTCAGGGTGATTACACCGATTTGTGTAGGGGTGGACATGTGGACAGTACTGGAAAAGTTGGCGCATTTAAGCTTACTAAGACGGCTGGAGCATATTGGCGAGGCAATGAGAATAATCCACAAATGCAGCGAATATATGGTGTAGCGTTTGCTACGCAGGAAGAGTTGGATGAATATCTTAATAGGTTGGGACTTGCAAAACAGCGAGATCATCGCAAGTTAGGCAAGGAGCTTGATCTATATACGACCTCTCCTCTGGTAGGGATTGGTTTACCTTTGTTTACTCCTCGCGGTACGATTTTACGAGATATAGTGTCTCAATATTCGAACCAGCTGAGACAGAAGTTTGGCTTTGAAAAAGTATGGACTCCTCATATTACAAAAAAAGATTTATACGAAACATCGGGTCATTGGGCTAAGTTCGGAGAAGAATTATTCTTAGTTAAAAGCCAAGAAACTAGTGACGAGATGGCTCTTAAGCCTATGAACTGTCCGCATCATACGCAAATTTTTGCCTCACGACCGCGAAGCT